AGCGCTGGTGCTGATCCCCGCGTATGAGGGTGTTGAGTACAAACCTTACCGTGATGTGGCCGGAGTGCTCACCGTATGTTATGGCCATACCGGCAGTGATATTCAGCCCGGCAAGTTGTACACGGATGCTGAATGTAAGGCGCTGCTGCATGACGACCTGACGAAAGTCCGGCGCGCGATTGACCCGATGATCAAAGTACCGATTGATGACAATACCCGGGCGGCCATCTATTCATTTGCATATAACACCGGAACCGGTGCGTTCTCGCGTTCGACAATGCTGCGGAAACTCAATGCCGGTGATATCGCGGGTGCCTGTGACGAAATGAAACGCTGGACATTTGCCGGTGGTAAGCAGTGGCAGGGTCTGATTAACCGGCGCGAAACGGAGAAAGCGGTATGCCACGGAACCCTTTAACACTGATCATCATTGCTATCATCCTGCTGACTACTGCTCTGTTGGCGGGTTGTTATCTGTATTCACTCCCGAATCACTGTAAGCCGCTGCCGGGTAACCCGCTGGACGGCGTGATCCATTATGAGTGTGAAGCGCTATGAAAAGGGTAATCACTGTATTACTCAACGGCTGGGTGTGGGCTGTCGTGTTCTTTGGTCTGTGGATGTTCAGCATGCTGTCAGCCGAACAAACGGAAGGCCAACACAAGGACAAGGTTATCACTGACCAGCAAAAGGTGATTGATAACGCCTACACCAGTATCGAAATCTTTGATCGCGTGGCCGCGGCGAACGCCAACCGTAATATGCGCGCCGATGCTCAATCACAGGAGAAGCAGATTGAATACCGCACAATCATCCGGAAAGAGGCTACCTGCAATTTGTATATTCCTCAGCCTGTTTCTGACGGGTTGCTCAGCCACGTCTACACCATCCGTGAATCAGCAATGCGTTCCGCTCCCGGCATCACTGACACAACCGGTACTGGCACCACTGCCACTCGCCGCCTGACATATTGCCAGGCGGTTGAATGGATAGAGCCACTACTGACCGCACTGGATAAGGCGAACGGGCAGTTAATGGATATCCGGAAAGCGGATACAGAGCGAAGCGGGAAGCCAAGATAAGCGGGCGATGCGGGAGATTGAGGCGGAGAGGGTGAAGTAAAAAAAGCCCCCATGACGAGGGGCACATATAAAAGACTCAGGAAATGTTTATTGTGATTTTCGTGTTGAGTATATCCCCGATAATTCCGTAATTTCAATATGCGGAACAAATAAAAAATGCCCTGTAAGAACAGGGCAAGTAAGCAATCGACAAAGAATATTTACTCTAACTACGATGCTCAATATACAGGCAATTTTGCGGGCGAATCAATAGAGCCTCGCTAAATAGCGGAGCATTTTATTACCAGAGGAAAAGCTATGTTTAAACATGAATTAGGTCAGGTTGTGCAGGTCACCATCAGCGGTGAAGAAGGTCATGTGAAAGCCCGTGCTGAATATCATAACGGCCCGAATCAGTATCTCATTCATTATCTGGCAGCGGATGGACGTGGGACTGATGGCTGGTTTGAGGAAGGTGAGCTGTCCCCGGCAGAACAACAATAACCCATCACAAAGCCTGCTCACTGAGTGGGCTTTTTAATTGGTTACGGAGAAATTAGCGTGAACCTTATAACCCATTGTTTATATGTGTGCTTGTGAAAAGGTACTCCCGGAGGGGTACCCTTACCACGGGGCGGCGGCATCGCGGGAAACGGCTCATTTTCGGATTTCCATGCTGTCAGCAGCAGGCCAGTTAATTCATTGATATCGTTGATAAAAAACAACACTGAGGTGACAAGGCTGGTTTTTGTCTGTCACCTGAGTGTTGTTTATCCATTTGATTAACAACAATAAATAAGGAATCCACCTGACAGTGTGAGGTGACAATGTCTAATATCAGCAATCTCGGGGACGCGTATCACTGGAGTGTTGCAAAGATTGCTGAAGCGTTCGGACTGAACCGGGGTACGGTTAAAAAGCGGCTGCTCGATGCAAATGTGGCGATAGCGGGAACAGTACGCGGCAATCCGGTGTATGCCCTCCGCGATGTCGGTCCGGTGATATTCGGTGCTGACACAGAGAAAGATCCGTCCGGTATTCAGGATCCGGACAAAATGTTCCCGAAAGACCGTAAAGACTGGTTCCAGTCTGAAAACGAACGCATCAAACTTGAAACCTCGCTGCGCCAGCTGATACCTGCTGAAGAATCTCACCGTGAGATGGCGACCATCATCAAAGCGATAGCCCAGGTGCTGGACACCTGGCCTGACCGACTGGAGCGTGACCACGGCTGGCAGCCTGAGCAAATCACACAGGCACAGGATGTGGTGGATGAACTCCGCGATCTGCTGGCGATGGAGGTGGAAAACGCAGAGGAAGAAAACGGATGAGTACAGGTTATGCGTCGGCGGCTGAAATGCGCCGGGATGTCTCTGTGCTGCTGCGTCCGCCGCGCCGGATGCCGGTGGCGGAGGCCGTTAAAAAATACATGCGGGTGCCGATGGGCGGCGGCAGTGCGGTGCAGTGGGAAGACACCCTGACGCCGTACATTATTGAGCCTATGAACTGCCTGACATCCCGGAAATATGATGCGGTGATCTTTGTCGGTCCGGCGCGTACCGGTAAAACCGTGGGGCTTATCGACGGCTGGATTGTCTACACGATAGTCTGTGATCCGGCTGATTTTCTGCTGATTCAGATGACGGAAGAAAAAGCCCGTGAGCATTCCAAAAAGCGCCTCGACCGGACATTTCGTGCGAGTCCGGAAGTAGCTAAACGGCTGAGCCCGCGCACCAATGACAATAACGTGCATGACAAAACATTTCGCGCCGGTAACTACCTGAAAATCGGCTGGCCGTCCGTCAATATCATGTCCTCATCGGATTACCGGTTTGTGGCACTGACGGATTATGACCGGTTTCCGGAAGATATCGACGGCGAGGGGGATGCTTTCTCCCTTGCGTCAAAACGTACCACAACATTTATGTCCGCCGGGATGACACTGGTGGAAAGTTCACCCGGCCGGGAAATCACCGATCAGAAATGGACGCCGTCATCACCCCATGAAGCACCGCCGACCACCGGTATTTTATCGCTGTACAATCGCGGCGACAGGCAGCGCTGGTACTGGCCGTGTCCGCACTGCGGGGAATACTTTCAGCCGGTGTTTGATGCGGTGGCCGGTTACCGGGATGACCCGGATCCGGTGACAGCCAGTGAGGCGGCTTATATTGAGTGCCCGCACTGCACCGGACACATTTCCGGCAGCGAAAAGCGGAAGCTGAATAATCGCGGTGTCTGGCTGAAAGACGGCCAGGACATTGACCGGTACGGCAACATTACCGGCGATGCCCGCCGCTCCCGTATCGCGTCATTCTGGATGGAGGGACCGGCTGCCGCCTATCAGACGCTGTCCCAGCTCGTTTATAAATATCTCACCGCCGAACAGGAATATGAGCTCACTCTGAGCGAAGAAACCCTGAAAACGGTGATCAATACGGACTGGGGGCTGCCGTACCGGCCGAAACATACTCAGGATCAGCGCAGGGCAGAAGAACTGCTGGCGCGGGCGGAGGATCTCGGGATCTGCTGTGTGCCGGAAGGTGTCCGCTTTCTGGTGGCAACCGTCGACGTACAGGCCGGGAAAAACCGCCGGTTTGTGGTTCAGGTCACCGGCTACGGTGAAAAAGGTGAACGCTGGATTGTGGACAGGTTTGATATCACCCAATCCCTGCGGACGGACGGCAACGGCGAGTGTGTCCGTATTCATCCCGGTGCCTATCCGGAGGACTGGAAGCTGCTGATAACAGATGTGCTGGATAAAACATATCCGTTGTCCGGACATCCGGCGATCAGAATGCCCGTCATGATGCTGGGGGTGGATACCGGCGGTGAAAGCGGTGTTACTGATAATGCGTATGCTTTCTGGCGGCAGTGCCGCCGTGACGGCATCAGCCGCAAAGTGTTTCTGTTCAAGGGGGGCAGCCGTACCGGCGCAAAACTGATCACCAAATCCTATCCGGATAACACCGGACGCTCTGACCGGCAGGCGAAAGCCGCCGGGGATGTGCCGTTATATCTGCTGCAGACTGACAACCTGAAAGACCGGGTGGCTGCTGCACTGAGCCGTGATATGCCGGGCCCGAAC